GGTTGTCCTGCGGCAAGACTTGCCACATTTCCGAAATATCTGCCACTTATAGAGCCGGTTATTTCATTTCGATCAATTGTAAATTGAGGCGCGCGCCATTGGGCTATTCTATTTACCACGGGAGTGGTGACATCTCCAGCAGTTTTATGGACTTCAATTAAGTCTTCGTTGCCCGTAGTATAATAAAAAACGATTCCCGCCGCTTCAGCAAATATGTCATCAATTTGAGTTTGAGTAAGTATAAAGTTACCTTCTTGAGAACTTTCGGATTCGTCTATGGCCAGCTTACTGTGCCCATCTGGAAAAGTTTTCATCGATGCTAAATAGGGGTAGTCTCGGTTAAAAGCTTCTTCCGGTGAGACGAACTGGGAATCCAGCAAGTTTCCTTTAGAGGGGAATACTATCCCTGATATTGGTTGTATGTAGCAACCTAGGATATCGTAGCCCTTCAATCTGTAGTTCCACATTTCGCTGCTTTCAATGATGGCGGATCCCCCTATGGTGTTGTCGTATACCTTGTTTGAGTTTTTAGTTGATTTTATTGTGGAGCTTCCGACGCTTGTTCTTCCGTCTGTGTCGTGGGCTTCCACTACAATATCAAATTCCCGAATTGGTAGGGAAAGTCCTGACTGTGCCAAATACCCACTTGCATCGTTTTTGAAGTAGTTTTTGCCTTTCGCTGCCCCTCCCCCAGCTAAAGAATTGGAGTGATTGTATGCATCGTAAATATTCGGGTTATTATAATCGGTGCCAAATACAAACGAAGGAGAATTCATTGTAATAGGATTGTAACCGGTGAACTCAAAATAAATATTTGTGCTGGGTATGTTTACAGAACTGGGATCAGCCGGTTCTCTTATCGTTATTCGGTAGTCTACTTCGTCATTGGTTATGTAAACCCCCGGTTCGTCAAACTGCAAGTTGATTCCGGCTTGCCAATTGAAGCTGGGAACGTTCCCGGGGATAGCTATTGTGTTGGAGGAGGTAGGTTTCTCTCCCGGAGTTCCTTCTGTTCCCGTGGGGATAGTGGATGTTGTTAATCCAAAAATATCAATCCCGTTAACTAAACTTTGTGTCCCAATAATGTCATCTTTAGAGAGTACCCCTGTGGCACCGCAAGGAGCCAGCACTCCGTATGGGGAAATGGCAAAGACACTAACATAATGATCTACTTGCTCTGAGATAAATACGTTTCCTTCTATTATATCGGATGGGGCAAGGACCCCCGCCTCATTGGCTATTAACTTTCTTTGGGATGTGTCTGAGCCGGGTATTACAAGTTGGTGGTATGGTTCGTGATAAAGCTTGTAGCCTGTGGCGTTGAATCCATTATAACCCAAATCTGTGGGTGTGTCTCCGGGGATTGTTTTAAAGTCTTTTCCTGTTTTAATAGCAACTAAATAATCTATTCCACTGTTTACTGTTCCCGGTTCAGAGCTGTAACCAACTGTTGTAAATGAGAAATTTAAAAGTTCGTATTGTTGTTGTGCTACTCCTCCTATTTTGGGGTCTCTTCGCCCTACCGAAAGACTTGAGTGCTCTACGCAATTTGGTTTACTTTTTAGGAAAGAATTTTCAAAGGTGACTTTCTGTTCTACGTTGTCGTATTTTCCGCTAAAATAGGAAAGCGCCGAAATATCATAGGTTTGATCTGTGTTTTCCTTAGCGTTTATTATCCTGAAATTAGAAAAGTTTCCGCTGTAAAACTCTGTGTCTGTTTCGTCATATGGCTCCACGCTCCACACAAGATTTTCTCCATTGAAATATCCTCCGGAATATTCAACCGAAGTATTTGAGTTTTCGTCAACATTTACCCCGCTGTTGATGTATCCTGTTATCACATAATTATCAAAATCCAGTTGATTGCCTGTGGGTGCGCCGAAGTCGGCGTTAGCAAAATAAGGTTGATTAAAAGGCACGCCCGTTGTGAAGAAGATCTGAGTGTTGAGACCGCTTCCCCCTAGTTCAAAATCTGATCGGTACTCTCCTGTGACAGTACTGGTATGAGCTCCACTAAAGTATAACGTTTGCAGGTGACTCCTTTTGATCTCTTTTATTCCGCTTGAGTTTAGCCCTTGTACGTCGGCTTCGTAGTGGTAGGTTGGGGTAAGGAGAGAGAATTTATAAGACTTGTCTGCGGTAAAATTCAAAGCTGAATCCAATATGACACTATTATATGCAGTATTGCCTATAACGCTTTCACCGGGATCGGCAGCGAATGCCAGTCCGCTAACTATATTGGTTCTGCCGCTATATTTTAATGGGTTTATATTATTATCATAAACTTGGACTATATCTCCGGGCTTGAGGTAGGCTCCGGCAGTTCCCATCTTAAAGCTCACCGATTCTGTTTCGTCTTTTTCGCTAGCTAATATCCACAAGCCAAACCTTCTCGCTTGTCCTCGGCTGGTGCACCCTATAGCGGCGGTTTCTATTTGTCTTATGCCGTATTTTTTAATAGATTCGTCATCCGAAACATATTCTATAGCTGGTTGAAAAAAGTTTTTCTTATCTATGTATCTAATGAGAGCCACCGTGTGACGAGCTTTTTTAGAAGATGACGAGTATGTGAAGTCTCCGTCAACTACGTTGGAATTATTAAGCTGGTAGATGGGTTTTTTATAGGCGTCTTGAACTGCGAAAACTAAACCGTTAGAGTAGTACGTTAACCCGCGGAAAGCCGACGCCAAGTCGTTCATAAGCTTATAGGCTTCTTCTCTGGAAATCATTAGATGGTTGAGGGCAAAACGTGGTTCAACTGACCCGTATCCATCAGGCACCAAAACATCACAGTACTGCGCTATCTCATACAAGGACCATTTGTCTATTTCAGACTCCTGTAAATATCCGCCCAATCCGTATCTCGAGTTGGTAAGCATGTCGTAGAAGCACCAAGCAGGATTATCGCACCAGACCTTTTCTTCTCGGAAGTTTCCGTCCCAGAAGTTAGCGGGATCAGTTCCGTAAAAGTTTGATGGATCGGTAGTGGGGTTAGTTCCTCCGCTTTGGCCGTAGGTTTTCGTTATGGGGTCATAGTTGTTTGGGATTTTTATTTTTTGCAGCTTGGTGTCGTAAGATCGCGCCGGAACTCGACTGAAATTCTGGGCATCAAATTTAGAATAAACCATTGCGCTGTAGGGATAGCGCAGTTTTGTTCCATAAATTTCTACAATTGAATCTACTGAAGTTACTGCTCTAAAAAAGGATGTGAGCGGTTCGGGGGTGAGCCTGACTATTCTTATTCTCCATCCGTCAAAACCATCCTCGTCTTTATAGTCTCCTACGCCCGATTCTAGGTTAATTTTTGTCGAGCGAATATATCCTTGGTCTATTTTTCCGAATACTTTTTCCGTTACTGGGCCATACCATTTGGTTTGTTTTTTCTTTACGTCTACCTTGTTATTGTCTGTTGGGTTTTTAAATTCGCTATCAGACGGAAGCTTGAACCTTTCGTCGAAAACGGGTTGATAATATATCCAATATTCTACTGTGCGAGCTTTTACATCACCATACCCTACGGCAGCATCACCCCCGGGATCTAGCTGATAGTTTCTTTTGAAAACTTTGGGGGCGTCTTGGTCTCGTATGCTTTCACTAAGGGCTGACACTTTTACATTAACTATTAATGAGCTGCATTCACGGTTTAGTATAGTATAGGTCTTGGCGTTTTTATCTATTTTGGTGCCGTCTTTTAGTTCTGCACCTTTGGTGAATGTGGGAGCGTTATCGTTTCCTTTAATATCAGGCCCATAGAGCCTTTCCCCGATGTTTCGGTTGACGCTTAGGTCTAAAATTTCCGAAGCGGTAAGCCCCCCCATGTTGGCGTTTAAAGAAGGAAGGGTTCCTCCCGGTTCGCCGTTGACCCATTCGACATTGATACTTTGGAAATTGTAATAACCGTCTTCGTCAACAACTGGTACTTGGTTCCAATAGATGGATCGGAGAAAGCCCAAGGATGTTAAAGGGTTCGCTAGGTCTACGCTGGTTCCTGTGGCTGTATAACGGTTATTGGGGTCATAAGTCCCAAAGGGGGAGCCTTCATCGGGAGTAACTACCTTTTGATACCCTGTTTCTCCCTTGGTCCCATAATAGTCGTAACGTCCACTTACGATTCCTTCTATTGGGCCTTCGCACAGTAAATCAGCAACTTCTATATGTGACTCAGAAACAACCGGAATTCCGGTATTTCCTCCGCTTGCGACAGCTCCTATATCAGTTACCTGAGGTCTTCCTTGTTCTACGTATTCTCCCATTTAATTTTTTCCTTATCCTGTAGGGCCTCCGGTCCAGTCGGAATCGTATTGTACTCGTCGCCTCAAGCGTTCTCCTCCGGATGGATTACTTACCCTATAGAGTAGTCCGTGGTCACCCATTCCCCACGTATTGTTTAGTTTAACGTCCGCAGCCGTATCGACGGTATCCAGAGAAGTCTGAATGACGTGGCTTCCAACCAGAAGCCTGCCGTACCCCACAAAAACAGGACCACCCTCCCGTACGGTATTTTGGGGACCGCTAAACATGTAGGACGGTTTCCCTCCACCTTCAATCTCTCTTAAGTCTTCGAATTGTGGAGTGGGGGTAAGTAGGTTAGACACTCCTGCTGCTAATAACCCTATGCCTGCCATTATTAAATACGGATTTCCACCCGAAAAAGCCCCTACGGCTATCAATATAATCCCAGCGATTATGGCAAAAATAGATTTAGTATCCGCTTTTTTTTCCTGAGAAGATTCGCCTTCCATTACAGGAACAATGTCTATCGTCTTAAGATCTTGGAAGTTCATTGCCAGTTCTGATGACTTCATCCCTTCTTCGGTGTTGGGGTCTTTACCTTCTTGCACCAAAAAATCCTTCTTATTTATCAACACCCTATATTTTATATTTTTCTCATCGTTTTCTATAAGCGACTTGTAAAGTTTCTTACAGTTAGCTTGAATTCCTCTCATAGCTTCTCCTACGCTACTTACCGACAAGTTGAAATCCTGTCTTCCTACCTGTTCGGACAGGATCCCGTGCAAAGTTATGTGTGTTAGTTTTTTCATTGGGGTCTATAAGCGTAAATTATTCGGTTGGAAAAGGAGGTGCTCACCCTTTCTGTAGTAACATGTTTGTTTCTGGGGTGATGGATAACCATATTATTTCCTAAATACACCGCTAAGTGAAGCGGAGTGTTGCTTTCCCGCAGCCCTATCACTAGGATATCATGTTTTTTTAGTTCGTTAATATGGGATACAAATATCTTCAGGAAATCTTTTTTAGTATAAGACAGAGCCACCTCATCAATAAGATCTATCGCTTTTTGCAGATTTTCTCTTCGCGCTCCAAAAGAATAAGCTTCGCAAACTTCTTGGGGAAGCTGGGCTTGTGTATTTTTGTTTAGGTAGTCTCGGACTAAGGTGAAGCAATCATTCACCCCCACTTTAAAGGGCTTATTCAGATATAGGGTCTTCTGTTTTCTAGGGTTAAATTCCCGAAAAGAATTGTTTTTAATGTTGAACATTATATAGTTAACATTGTGATAAGAGCTGTTAGTCTTGTCCGCTTCCGAAAACTCCTCTTCTTCCAAATGAGAATGATAAACGCTTTTTATTTTTCCTCGGGAGGAACACTTTAGGTAGTCCAATGGGTCTAGGGAAAAGCTGGTTAGTGGGGAAGTAGAGGTATTTCTACATTTGAAGACTTCCTGAGAGGTGTCTTTTTCAAATATCAAACCACAGCACTCATTTGGGGAATCTTCCAAAGCATGAGCCTTAATATGCTCTTTTATGTGTTGAGCAAGTTTCATCGGGAAGTGAAATTCTGCTGTATTTGGGTGGCTGCTGGGAATCCTCCATAGGGAAGACCACCCGATCCGTCCGCTGAAGCAGCTCCTCCTATAATGCATGTGGAGCCCCTGACTGCCCCCCCCTTAGCTTTGGCCCCCCACCTTAACCGGCATCCGGTGAGGCTTTTTGAGCATTGGTCAGATATCCAGTAAGTGGAATTAGGCGGAGGGAATCCACTGTTCGAGTTACTGCATACAAAATAATATTTTAAATCGTCTTTTGACGTATAAACATAATCTCCCACTTCGTACTGAAGGGCTGAGTTCCATAGTCCTCTGTCTTCTAATTTGGATTTTTGAAGTTGATCCCCTAGAGCTTCGATTATCTTTTCGTCGTTGTCTGTGGCTACAGGCGGCGCTTCTTGGGGTAGTAGGGTGTCGGCGTAGTTGCCTAAGTCCAGTCCCGCTTTGTTTAAGATTGGTGGTCTGGAGGTCACCTTGTTAAGGGAGACATCTGTTATTGTCCAATTAGCATACTGAGTGTTCCAAGCAACAAGCATGGCGTTATTTCCCGTTCCTACCGCATTATTGTTGACTTGAAATCTTAATGTGTTGGTTCCTTCTCGTGTGGGTCTTATTGCTTGCGACCATGACTGCTTCCATCCCACTTTACCGTTGACTGTAGTGGCGTTTTGAATTTGAAAATTGGGATATTCTACGCTAGAGGCATTAAGGAAGGCAAAATTAAACTTTAGTTCGTATTCTTCACTCGGAGCGACAAGGAAAGCGGGAGATTTGGCCACCGAGTAGTATATGTTGTGGCCTCCGGGCCCAGAGTTTCTTACGGCGGCTGTTATAGCAGCGTTAGATGTGTTGCTTGTAAGGGTGTCATAGCTGTAGTTTATGGTTCCTGTTTCGTTGTCCTGTATTGTAGCGCTTAAGGTTCCGTAAAGTAGATCAGATCCAACTGCGTACTGGCTAGACGGGGGAGAGACCGATATATCATCACTTATCGTAAACGTCGCACCACTTGTGAAGTTAATAACATATCCTGTATGAAAGATGTTGTTAATAGCGTCTACACTTATGTTGTTTACTGTATTTAAAAAGATGCCGTCAGATTTTACTTGGTCTCGAGCATTTTCGTTAGTCCAGTTTCCGGCCCCGCTTCCAGACCAAACCGATAATACTAGTGTGTAGCTTTGGACATCGTACTTGTGTTGGTACCAACATCCCGGCCCCCGATAGTCGAACATACAGCGGTCGGCTAATATTACTCTTTTGGGGATTTTTATTCCCTCCAAGTCTAAATTAGAAGAAAGTTGGTACCTTAAGATTGATTTGTTTTCCGATTCTTTTCTTTCTATGTAATATATATCACGGGGAAGTTCTGCGTAAGGGTCAGGCTCAAAACCTATAGGTATTTCCCCCAAATTTTCTGTAGCCATATCTTGCAGTGCATTCGGCGAGACTTTTCCTTCTGAGTTTACCGCTAAAAAATTATCTACGTCTAAATATTTAGCGAAGGTTCTTATGCGTGTTACTTTGGCTCCAACAACGTCTCCAAATTTCCTTATCTGGTGTCTCAGGAGACCCATTAAGCCTTTCTGGGAGCCTTGAGTTGCTATTGTTAAGGTTGGAGTTGGGAGGGTTCCTCGAGAGGAGGTTTCAAACCCTTCTCCTTGTATGGGGGCGGGATAGTAGGTAAAACCTTGCCATTTTAAGAACGAGTTAAAAACGTTAATGCTGTTATGAAAGCGCAAAATATTACCCTGAACGTCTTGGGTTACTCCATAAGCATCCGCCTCCACGCCTAGATTCGATATGTTGTTTGACTCCATAACGTTGGTGACGTCTATTTCGAAAAAGGTTATTACTGCCGATGGGTTTAGGTTAGCTAGTTCCGCGCTAACAGACTTGAAGGAGGATTGGGCGATGCTCTTGGTGGGAGTGTATGGCATTTTTAGTTATTTTTCTGTATAAACGTAGCTTTTACACTGTAATTGTTATGAAAAGAAAAAGTGCTGGAAAAGTCAGAGCATATGAACCTCTTCCTGTAGCCACTTCCCGGTATATCAGCGTAAGGTTGAGGAAGGTTTTGCATGACAAAGCTTTCTGCCCCTTTGCGAGCCCTAAGAAAATGTAAAATAGCCGTAGCTTCCGCTTCATTCCTCAAGTCAAAGGAAACGCTTAAAGTTATCAACCCGTTAAAGATACCGTCAGGCAGTCTTTGCTCGTAGCCGTTTCCAAAATTTATAGTCAGGGTTCTCGGTTTGTGGGAGGTAGTTGCGTTGTAAGAGGGAATCCAAGTAAAAAGGGGTATAGCTGCCCCGTTGGAAGCTACATACCCGGCCCAATATTGGTTGTTATAGGTGGGCGGGGTTTGCCCTTGACCGCTTTTAATGGCGTAATAATATTTAATTTTCTTAGGTATTCCGGTATCTCCGATATCTTCCCTCACTAAAACAATGTTGTTTTTTGCATAGGTCGTCCCAGTTACCCAATCTTTTACTGTGTAAATACTCTCAGCCATTTTTCCTTAACCCTTTATTTATTATATTACACACAAAAAGAAGTGTAAAATAAAGATAAGGTAATGTTAGGAAGAATTAGGAGAGAGGCTGAGAAAATCACCATTAACAATAGTGGGATACAGGGAGTTCAGTCTATTAATGCCCAATACGAATCGGTTGCTCGTCCCTTAGATAATTTGGGGATTACAGAAATACAGTACGCTCCACAAGGGGGTCAGACAGCCAGTTTGCAATTAAATACTTTGCTCATCAACACTTTGGAGGCTGGATATAGCGGTTCTTATTCTCTTGATGTGATGCAAAACTTTACTGGAGACATTCCTTTTAGTGGTATAATTGACTACGGAACCGAAAAAATTTATTTTTCTCAAGGCTATTTGGAAACTTACTCTGTTTCCTGTGCAATTGGGGAGATTCCTCAGACCTCCACCACATCTACAATTTATGGGGATTTTGGAACTGGGGTGCTGTTTTCTGAGTACGATCAAGGTTCTTCCCTTATTCCCAGCTTAAATATACCTAGCTACAGCTCTATGGAGGTCAACTTAGACGAGTTTTCATCTAACAGAATGACTTCGTTCAGCGTGGATATAGCCACTCCTAGAGTTCCTATTTACACCCTTAACGCCGACAAGCCCGCCAAGGTAATCGCAGGGACACCCATAGAGGTAAACGTCAATTTCTCATTAGATGTTGACGACTATAAGATAAAAAATATGCGACTGGTGCCTGATGAGACGATTTTCAAAAACGCAACAATAACTTTGAAAAAAAATAATTCGGACACTACATTACTTTCGTACTCTTTTGATAATATGCTATTGACTTCGGAATCGTTTCAAGCAGGCGTAGGGTCTAACGCGACAGCCAACTTTAATTTGCGATCATTCATATTGAGATAATAGATAAAAAAGGTGTAATAAAACACAGAAAAGGTCATGGCAACGGTATTTTATGATAAAGCAGCGGTAGAGGTTACACACAATGGTGTGTCCGAACAACTTTTAGCAACGGATTGCTCTTTAAGTTTTTCTAATGCCCAAGCTCCCCTTTACGCTATCGGAAGCAAGGGGACATTAGGTCAGTTTCCGGCTGGAGCAAGACAAGGAGATTTGTCTTTTTCTTTTTTAACTACTATAACAGGCACATATTTTGGGGTTAATGGCAATATAATTAACTCTTTAGCTAGTGGTGTAAAGGCGGCGGCTAGTAATACTTCGGAGGTAAGCGGTGTAGAGATCAAGTTTGCCGGTGTTTCGGGAAGTGGTTATCTTAATTCTTACGGAGTAGGGGTGCAAAGCAATTCGGTATCTTCTTCTAGTTGTGGTTTTACTTTCTTCGGGTCGGGGACCCAGCTTCCTATGTCCGGAAGATTGGATGATTTTGCGGGACAGACTATACAAACAGGGAAGCTAGCCACTGGCGTCGTGCATGGACGTTATACTAATCTAGATAATTTCGCGACATCAATAACGGCAGGAGACAGTGCTGCGAATGTTTTTGGAGCTGATTATTCAATAAGTTTCAACCATAACCCTGTGTACAAAGTGGGGCAGGAATTTCCCATGACATGCCTTTATACGAACGCACAAGAAACGTTGGGGATAACAGAGGACGTTTTCCAATCAGGGTTAGCTTTCGATCCGGCAGCCAGTAATCTCACTTTAACCCTTAGTGGTTTAGGGGGCTCCCCAGCAGGCACGAGTATGGGAATTGGGCTTAGTGGTGTGAAGCAGGTTTCTACGGCCATGTCGGCGGGCATGGATGACATAGTCAGGACGCAAAAGAATCTAACAGCGGTTTATTAATGTGGTTTATTCAGCCGACAATTCCAAATTACTCGTTAACGATAATGAGATTTTAGCTTCCAGCGCTCAAATATCTCTTGGGACAAGTCTATCCCCCAAGTATTTAATGACTCAGCGTCATACCCAAGATCAGGTTCCCAACAATGGGATTGGGGGAAAGCTTAGTTTTAATTATCATATTACGGGAAAAGATTATTTCAAGGAGTTCATAACTGGTCAAGGCGAAATACCTTTTTCAGGTAGTCAGCAATTGTCCGGGAATTTTGGGGGGCTTTATTTTTCGAGTGGTTTTTTGACTTCATATTCGGTTAATTTTTCTCCCAATTCGCCTGCTTCAGCCAGTGCGACTGTGGATTTTTTCGACTATGCTAGGGGGGTTTTTTCTCCCGTAAACCAACCAGCTCCGTCCGATACTCAAATTTTAAATATG